AACAGCACTAAAATCCTGTCCACCAGATCTAGTAGAAACACCAATAGTTCCTTCAACAGTGATAGATATTGGTTGATAGTTAAATGAACCACCACCTGTCTTTGATAATTTAGAAAATATTCTATTATTATAATAATAGTCAACTCCAGTTGATCCTATTCCAACTTCAGATAATGTAAATTCATCATCACTTAATTTTACAACATAATAGTCTTTATTTTCTGCTAATCCAGTAACTGAATCACCTGTTGTAGGTGCAGTATATCTAACTATTTCTTTTTCAAGATATCCATGATTTTTGATGCTAATACTATCTGTGGCAGTTATAATTCCTGCAGAACCAATAGTTCTTTTCTTGTTTTGATATCCACTACCTGAATTAGTAACAGTTATACTAGAAACAACTCTTTTTACTTCATATGCTCTAATAAATTGTCTTCCAACTCCAAAGGAGGTCAAATCAATGGGATCAGTTGATGTTTCAGCATTTGATTCAGTATTATGAAGTTTAATTCTAAAGTTATCTACTACTGAAACATAATATGATGATCCAGTATCCATACCACCAACATTAGTTTGACCACCATTATCATAAATTACTCTTTCAGCATCTCTAAACTTATGAAAAGTAGTAAATCCAATAGTGTCATTTGATAAATGAATGCCATTATTACCACCAGACTCTTCACCACTATTAAAAGGAAGTATATGGTTTATTGCAACCATATTTGCTTCTGCTTTTGCAGGTGAAGTAGGATTACCACCAGTTATAAGAATAGTTGGTGTATCAACATAGTCATATCCTTGATCAAGCACCTCTATTCTTTCAAATGCACCCTCTGTAGCAACAATTCCAGTAGCTCCAGTTCCCACAGTGTCATTTACTATTAATAAAGGAGGATTAACTACATCATAATTATATCCACCTCTCTTTACTTGGAAAGATAATACATCACCATAGTAAATAGTGCTATTTTGAGACTTATAGTTTAAAACTTCAACACCATTATTAAGAATACCTGTAAATCCTGGTTCAGTTTCATAAATTCCCCCTTTATTATCAGGAGGAAGTATTTGTCTAACCAATTCTTGAGGTTCTAACCTCTTTTGATAGAAGTCAAAGTATATAAATTCATTATCTGTGACATCTCCAGTAAATTCAACATATACATCTGTATATAAATCACCTTTACTACGTGATAATTTAACATTATTAGCATCAACTCTTCTTACATAGAAAACACCATCTTCTATACTGTTAAATCTACTCTCAACAGGTGTATTGAAGGTTATGCCATCAGCAGTGGTACTTTGAACATTGGTTATACCAGCTTTATAGTAAATTGCATCACCAGTATAGAACCCATGATCTGTTGTAGTAGTCAAAGGTACTGTTTCAGAGCTAACTAACCTACCAGTAAAGGTAATTTTCCTGTCATATGGGTTAGTTTCCTTGTTTGCATAGTTGGGAAGTGAATTAGAAGCAACTAAAACATCTTTTGTGTCAGTTAGTATGTAACTGTTTTGTACATTGGCAATAAAATCATTCAAATATGGGTATTTTGATGAATTTCCCTTTAAAACTTGATTTTCAAAGTCCCAAACCCTTTGTAATGAGATATTATCTGATAATAATACCTCAAAAGAAGTTGCAGAGGTAACTTGAGACACTGTTCCAGTAACTATAACAGGAATTGTGTCACGACTTGTCAAAGTGATCTTATGTCCTATCTTTAAATATTGCTCATCATAGGTAATAAGTGTATATTTTCTCTGTTCTTCATCAATAATTTGAATTTCAGCAATTTCCCAGTTAGTTTTGATGTTATAAGTGAAATTTGATGCTTTTTCAATCTTAGATTCTACTCCTAATGACTGAAGTTTGATAATATCACCAATTTCATATGAATTATTTGGTTCTTTAAACTCAATATCCTGTAAAGCAGCACTCATTCTGACTTGTATCTGATCTTCAGTACTAACTCCAACAAAAGCAAAGGAATAATCATCCAATCTTACATCAGTGGCAACTTTAAAGGTTTTAATAGCACCTGTAACATTATAAAATTGGTTTATAGACTTACCAGTATATGCTAAAGACACTGGATTATCATCAATATCCTTAATAATCAACTTTCCTGTGTCTGGAAAGTCTAAAGTTGAGTCTACATCAAGAATTGTTCCACCAATACTGATGGGATTTGTAATTTTGGTCTTTGGATTTACCCTAAATTCATTAAAAATAGTTCCCTTTACACTAATATCTCTAGAAAAACCAGAATCAATGCTTATTTGATAGTATTGATTCTTATCATATGATATAGGAACTACATTAGTTACAGTACCTCTTGCTCCAGTTGAGTTCTGATTGAGTGTAAGGTTAGTTAATTGTTGTGGATCACCACTAATTGTCTCAACAATAAAGTCCTTAGTGATCTTATAGTCAGCGTTTGATGGACGAAATAGATATTTGTCTGGATGAACTACCTCTACATCAGCAGCATAGAGTGCTTTGAACAATATTTCAAAAGCATGATCTGTTCCTTTAGAACTATAGAAGCTCTCATTGTTAAAAATAAAGTTTCTTTGATCAACATCTGGTGCAAAAGGTCTATCTGTAAAACCTGGTGCAAATTGAGTTTTGACTTTTTTAAAGAATTCTTGTAAAAATAGTATATTTAAGTTCTCTATTACAGCACCATCAGTGTGTGCTGCACCCACTGAGGAGGAAAATACTAGTTTGTCTGGTGTATTTGATCCAATGTGACTTGTAATGCCACTGAAACCTCTTGTACACCCCTCAAAATTGCCATCTGTCTTAGTTTCATAGAATATAATTTCATCATCTATCTTAAGTAACCCATTTTTATCAGGAAAACCTACTGTAAAATTACCTGCAGCTTGTGTTTTGATAATATTTGCTGTCTGAGAGAGGTCTTCACTCAAAATAGCATTAGTTTTTAATCCATATAACTCATCTACCTTTACATATCTGTCAAGATTCTGTATTAAATCATAGGTTCCACCAGGAATTTCTTGAGAAACATAGTAAGACTTTAAAAAATCAGGTAAAAGTGGAAAATCATCACGCACAAAACGTGGCACTTGATTCTCAACTATATCTTGGAATTTAATCTTGGTTTCTATTGTCATTACTGTGACTTAGTATTAGTATCCAGATCCATATCCACCACCACCTCCTCCACTAGGAGTGCTTGGTGTTGATGGTGTGCTAGGTGTTGTTACTGTTGTGGTAGTGTTTCCACTGCTTCCTACTGTAGTTGTAACACTAGATGTAGTGTCAGGTGTTGATACATTTAATGTTCCTTCTGAGGTTCCTGCAATATGAGGAGTGCCTCTCACAAGTGATCCATTAGCATAACTAGAAGTTACCTTGTAACTTGATCCTGAGGTGTTAGTTCCAGAGGAAATTTCATCAGAAATCATAGTTACATCACTGTTACTAGTATCTAGTTGCAAATAAAGATCCTGTAATCCAATAACATCATTAGAATGAGGAGATGTTGAGATCTGAATTAGGGGAACTTCTGCACCAGGCACCCCTCTACTCAATTTTGTGGAGGTAATATTGATAGGATTTAATTTAATCTCTCCTTTTATGTAGTCTATTATACCAATTCCCCTCTTTACCACCACAGGTTGAGTGGGAGCAGCTAGTTTAAACAAGAAAACTGTTCCTGTTTTCATGTCAGTATTAGGAAGATCACCAAAATAGACACAATCACTAATACCACTTACAAAGAAACCTGATGATTTAATGTTATAACCATTAGTATTCTTTATATGAAACTGATTTCCAAAGCAAATTTCATATTCTGCAAAACTATTTAAGCTAGGTTCCATATCTCTTCTCATAAACACAGTTGTTATGTTAGATGTAATAGAACTTGAACTATTATCAACCACTCCTAAGTACTTACTATACTTAAATCTAGCACCAAATTTGTTTAATTGAGAAGAATCAGAATATTTTACAAGATTATCCAATACTACATTCTTTATTCCCTCTGAAGATGCTGCTCTACTTGTATCATAATACACAGTTGACTCAGTTTCCACATACAAATACTTTAAATCTAGTATTTCTGTAACAATTCCTGCACAAGAATACTTTCTTATCTCTCTATTAATGTTTTCTTTGACTGCTCTGGATAAAAATACACCATTATATGGTTTAACGCTAATGAAAACTTTACCATAAGCAGGTGGAACTAACTCTTCTCCACCATATGCAGACACAGATTCTGCTTCTGCATAGATTCTAGGCACTAAAGCTTCAAAATCTGCTGCTGTAACTGCTCTATTTTGTGATGCATAGATCTGTGGAGCATACTTTTTGATGGATTCTATACTTTCTATGGTGCTTCCACCTGAAGATGGGTGATTTGTAAACACTAATGACACACCACTGGTCACAGATGAACCACTATTATCTACCAATCTACCAGAAAAACTAAAATTATTGAGTCCATTTGCATCTGCACCATTGGAAACTATGTAACTTACCTCTACAAAGTTGGGTTCTTCAATTTTTTTACCAAAAACACCATCTCCAAATATAACTTCATACCTTTCATTCTCTATTTCTTGTAAAAAGAACAACATTGTGGATGAATCTACACCAAAAAGACTAGAAAATCTTGAATATTTGTCTTTTACACTAGAAGCTTCATTATCCTTTACTATAACTCTGATTAAATCTGCATCAATTCCTGCATTTGGTAGAATATATCTCTGATTTGGATTTCTAGAACTTGCTGTAAAGGTCTGAGTTATAAAAGTTCCCTCATAAACCTTAATATTTGTAAAAAATGCTACACCAGTTGATGTTACAGGCACAGTTATGTCCTCAGGAATGGTAAAAGTGTAACTATTTCCACCAAATTGAGATGCTGTAGTTAGTACAATACCTGCTTTAAGAGTTAATGTGACTGCATTTGTATTTGAGGCATTTACACTGAAGGATACATCTGCTACTGCTGCCTTTCTAGATCTAGGCACATAACCAATATTGCGTGCCAAAGACACCACATTCTCCCTGAGAGTGGCACTATCAATGAAAACCTCATTGGTTATCATATTAGCATTATATGAGGAGATATATGTATTATATGCTAGGGTGTCTATGATTGCAGATAGATTAGATCCTTCAAAGTCATAATCAGTAAAGTTGGAGTTAGCTCTCAAGTAGTCCTTAATGGACTCTTTGATCTGATCAAAGTCTACGTTGCTAAAGTTAACTAAAGGCATTTATCTTGTGGGTTCTAATGCAAAGGTGAGTTCTTGTTCTGGCACATCCATACCAATAATAAAGTATTGTAGAGTCACATGAAAGGCATTGCCCTCAAAATCTGGTTCAACTAATATTTCATTAATCTCTACTCTAGGCTCATAGTTTTCAATGGTAGTTCTTAATTCAGAACGAATGGCAGAAGCAGTTAACTTATCCATATTATCAAACAAAAGATTATTGACCCCTGTACCAAGAACTGGTTGAAAGGGTCTTTCTCCTTGTATAGTTAATACTAGATTGCGAACTGAGCGTGCTATTGCTGATTCATTCTTTAGCGCTATAAGATCATTGCTAAGTGGATTAGTCTGAAAACTAGCACTTAGGTCTTTAAATCCTCTACTAAGTCTTTGTACTGGCACGCATTTACTATAATCTAGGTTTATTTATTACAGTAAATTTGTATTATGACTTATCATCATAAATTTCATCTTCTTCAGTCTCTTCAGACTCAAATAAGTCATTATGTTTAGACTCAGTTTTCACCTTTGGCACCAACTTATCATTGGTTATTTCTCTTAAAAATTCAGTCATCGTATACTAAACATTCTGGTTCATCAGGATGCATCTCACAGAACAGTTCTAGAACATTAGGATCATGGTGATCACCTGCTTCTATCTCTTCATGATGGTGGTCTACATAGACCTCTAAATCATGGAGTTCCTCCAATGTGTGTCTTCTCATTGGTTCTGATAGTTTAGGGTCAGCAAGGATCTCTTTATCCTTCTGGATGTGGTCTTCTATGCTTTTCATTTTTCCCCCTTCTTAATACACTACTATTTACTTTATTTTATCCCTCATTGCTATAATTATCAGGCATATTATCAGAACAATCAAATATGCCCATACTATCATGGATATCATATTATAGAGAAACGAGGTTTTTCGCGGATTTTTCTATTTTCCTTCTAATCTGGGTGACTAGAGATTTAGTTCTTCTGAACTGCTCAGACATGTCTACTTTGATCATTTCCCTTGCCCTCTGTATCTTTTTCTTGCCTTGTTTCTAGAAGTAGCAGCATACTTGGAATGCTTACCTCTGCCCTGTCTGGTCTTCTTAGGTCTTGTTTCTATTTGGTTCATCTATGTGGATTGTAATAAGTGAGTATTACTAATATTATGAAAAGTATTAGTAGAATTGAAAAGAATGCTATAACCATTATATTACCCTAGTCTTCTCATGCCCTACTCTGATCCTTGGGTCACACCAGATATCAAATCCAGCTTCAATAGCATCTATGCAGAAACTTACATCTTCCCCACACATGTCTTGCACTGCTCCTGACTCAAACTCTTGCATCTTTGGTGCAAACCATGGATACTTCATCTCTGGGTGTTCAAATACACCATTCTTGATCAGCACCCATCCAAAACCTGTGTAGTCAACTGTAAAGGGTTTCTTTCTCTTGGAGATGCCCTCTACCATTTCATGGTTCATGACCCCACCATTACTTCTGAAGTCATCTTCTTCCAACCAGTGTGCCACAGAGGTAGTTCTACCATCTTCAGTAGCATACCAACCAGCACTGATAGGTCGCTCCTTCTCAGGATCTACAATCTGCTTAATACCTGTAAGTTTAGTCTTAGGTTTTCCATCATCTCCCATGACTACTTCTCCCTTCTCATCCTTGACATCTTCATAGATGGGTTCTGTAGTCACTGCTTCTGCAGGGAGAGCCATGTCAAGCAATTGCCAGAACTTCTCAGTGTTAAAGACAATATCAGAGTCAATCCATAACTGATAGTCATATGGGAGTTTGCCATCCCAAGGCACTTGGTCAGGACCTCTGAGTACATTTGCACCTAGACACTTACATCTTGCAAAGTTTACCATAGAGGAGTAGTCCTGTGATATCTGAATACTCATCTGGTTCTGTACCATGTCAAAGCACAACTGCACAAAGTTCTTTAGGAATGTAAAGGAGACACCCCTACCAGGCATACAGAAGACTACTCGCTTTCCTCTCCATCTCTCTTTAATATTCTCATAGTCCCACTCTATCTTTTCCTTTTTGCTCTTTTTAGGTTTAGATGCCTTTACAGTAAATCCTTTAGCCATTAAATACTAACTCCATTTCACTTACTATTATACTCCCATATTTAGAGAGTGTCAATATGACCTCTCCACACTCTGTGGGGGGTTTTCACTCATCTCACTGGGAGAGATTACTGAGACTAGAATGGCACCCACAATCACAAACACCAAGAACCTCAGAATCTTAAAGGGCAAAAGTAATAGGAACATGAAAAATACCTCAGAAATTTTTTTACATACCTCAGAAATTTTTTTTGAATTATATATTGACCTCTCACTTTGTCACCTCTGTAGGTTAGGGTAGTGAGCTATTTTAATAACGGCATCGCGCCCCGCCATCAAAATAATTAAGGCGGGAATAACTGTGTTTTTACCAGTTCTCGCCCTTTGCCACTAGGACTGCTTCGTAAAATGGTGTTAATAAGATTTTCTCTGCACCACTCTTTTGTAACTGTCGCATAACCACATTTTTTTGCTAGTGTTTTTTCATCTGTTATTTCGTTCTGTCTGAGAGTGTCGAGGAGTTCAATTCCGATTAGCATAATATAAAAGTGATCTTACACTAATGGGACACTTTAGAGGGCTCCATTAACCACTATTTGTTTATACTAACCTCGCCCAAACTAACACCACTAAGTAACACTAATTAATCATAATTTAAGTCCTCAATAATAACACTTAAGGCTTCACAATCCTCATCTAATTTGAATAACTTTTCATAGTTAATTTGATGCGGATTAAAATCACTTAACACTGACATATTAAGCGTAATTCTGTACTGTTTTTGCGTAGAATTAGCGGGCAAAACTGACATAAACTGTGCAGCCTCTAAGTGTATATAATCTATTATAAATTATCACGCACTAATTGTCAATAATTATCTGTAATCTCTGATAATTCGTGTTACCCCCACTTGCAATTTACGGGCGTTTGTGTTAGACTGCTCGCTAAGATGACTATAAAAACTAACATTAATTCACACGATATAAAACACTTAAATATATTTAAAAAAGGTTTTTTTCCACAATTAATGAAGTTTTCCACAGGTTTATGCACATTAAGTAACAAAAACCCCCAACAAGTAGCTTCTGATAATTATTACTTAACATCACAAATTAACCTCACTATTTAATTCTGAATAACTGTGAAATAACCGATAATAATAATCATCAAATAACTTAAATTCATACGCAGTTTGTGTTACTAACTCGTCATTATCTACGTTATCATATAGTCTGCGAATTTCATTATAATTCATGTTACTTTTCCTCCTGTAATTTGAACTGATAATTAACAAAAAACCACTGATAATCGTCATCATTTACTTCACCTTTACACACATATTCCTGACCGATTGAGTAAGCATCTTTCTTACGGTTAGTGTCAATTAAGTGCTTAAATCTGTTGACATAATGTTCACTTAAGATTTGAATGTTTCTCTCTAAACTAACAGTCATTGGGCTAAATCCTCAAATCTTTTTGTCGCAATTTCGATTTGTTTCTCTTCACTTAAATACGGAAAAGCTTCCTGTACTTCTTCAAATAGTGACTCTAATATTAACTCATTTTGTAAACAACTCATAACTGATTAACCTCCTTAAATGTAAAATAGTGTTGTAAAAAAATCGCTTTCGTGTCTCGTATGGAAGAGAATCTGGGCGACTATCTGATAATTAACGAGAAGAAATAAAAGGGAAGATTATATAATAACCTCCCTAATCCTTCCCCTTATCTAACAAACATACCAGATATAAAATCAACTTTATGTGATGGGTTGAAATTTCTTTGTAAGAACCATTGCCAGTTTTTTTGAAATACAAATGAACCATAATCAAATTCATCTAAAAGTGCATTAAGTCTTGACTTAGTTGTATTACTCTGCCAACCACCATCAAAAATTTGAAGTTTTCTTTTATCGTGAAAGTATGTTGCGATATGATTGCCATGTAAATAAACATTTGACTCAAGACCATTATCAGAAGTGAATACTGTTGTATTTGAACCCGCCCAGTTTCTCTGTCCTCTGATTGCTTGATTCATTTGCTTTTCAAGTTTTCTCATAATGTGAAAGAATAATGTTTGCTTATACTATAGGAACAATTTAGAGGGCTCACTTTCTGTTATTTTGTGGTGTGAGTTTCGTAGGCTTAGAGTTCTCTTTTAGTTGCCTTATGTGAGCCCTGTAAATTGTTTGATTATGGGCGATAGTTTGGTACGCATTTGAATTTAACTATACATTAAGTTTGTTAACCTAGGATAAACCAGATAACACCCAATAGGTAGTTATCTCAAGTAGAGATAACCACCAGCCCAATCAACATTTTTAGGATTGAGTAAGAATCTTAACTGTTTTACATCACGCATATCAAATCTAACGTGTTTAGCTGGTTTTGCCCAACCAGCTGGTTTATAAACTTCGCCAGTTTCTTTATCAACAAATGAGTGAACACTTGAATCACGATACTGACCATAGTATTTTGATTTTTCCCAAGTTTCAAATTCTTGCTGAACTATCTTGTAGTATCTTTTACCTGAGTAAACTTTGAACCACATTAGATTTGCTGTTCCATTTTCGATAGCGTCTAATTGCTCCCTCGCATACTCTGGATAATTACCAGATAAATTTCCTGTTAGTGTGTGGATATGGTATTGACGATAATTTTCTGTAATCGCCTTTGCATAGTCATCAGTATATGCTTTAACAAAATTTCTATCTGTTCGCTTTACTGATTCGCCAATTACTTTTGTCTGTGTCATAATACTTGAATTACTTTCAATAGGGTTACACTTTAAGGGCTACAATTACTTTAACTGAATATCATAATCTATTGACTTGATGCACCAACCAGTTGATGATGTAATTTCTTCAATTAGGTCATCTTCGTCATCAGCTTCCCATACACCTATATTATTTTTGA